AGCTGGGATAGTAGCAACAGCGGTGCTGTTGCGAGGCGCAAAGATGATGATGAGATCACCCACCTGATGGGCAGGAATAGTGATCGAATTGGTGGGGAATAACGCCGTTGAATTTACATACGAGACTGCTGATGATCTACGTTTAAGCATCCCCATCGTCGTCGGCATTCCGAGTAGGATGTGCCTCGTCAGTTCAAGATGCTCAGCGCGAACAACCGCAGGCGTTGGAACAACAAGCTTCGGCGCTTCAGGAACAATGAACCCTGATGCAAGCAACGCCGCGAGTGCGGGCTTCACGATCATGTTATAATGTCTCCCATCAGCACCCACTCGTTGGTGTCTTTCTTCCAGAGCGTTGCACCGGAATACTGCCCCGCCAGCTTGAGCTTGGAGCCAAAGGAGCGGATGGTGACGCCTGCGCCGCCGACCGTGACTTGGCCTGCGCCATACTGAAGGAGGTCGATACGAGTATCGACGGGGAAAGCGACGGAGGCGTTGGTCGGGATGGTGAGTGTGATGGCCGAGGCGTTGCTCAAAGTGACCATCTTGCCAGCGTCGGTGAGAACCAACGTGTAACTGGTGCCAGTCTGCGCGTTCTCAGGGACAGTCGTGACGGTATCGTAGACTTGGGCCGTCGTGGCGATCTGGGTGGTGTCAGTGTAACCAGCGGCGCTTGGGGCAGCGGGTGTGCCCGTGAATGTTGGAGACGCCAGCTTCGCAAGCTCATCACCTTCAACCGCGATGCGCCCTGCGTCCACACGGGTGATCGTGGTATCAGTCGCGTGACCGACGTTGACCCCAGTGAACTGTGGACTGTCACCAGTGCCAAGCCCGAGATTATTTCTCGCCGCAGGCGGATCGACCGCGTCGAGGTTCCTGATCGCGGAAGTCGGGGCGGTAATGAATACCGACGCAGAACCACTGAGATTGAGCAGTGACCCCGTAGAGCTTTCCACCAGTGTGCGAGACAGCGTCGTTCCCGACGCTGTGTAGGTGCCAGTGCCAATCTCCCATGCCGTGCCGTCTTCGATGGTGTAATGCACCACCGTGCCGTCCGTGACACCCGCAGCCGCGAACGACTGATAGCCGGTGACCGCAGAACCGAGCGTAAGTGTGCCCGTGCCTGCGGTCGCCGTCGTCATTCTGGCGCGGTTGAACACGTCAGTCATGGGAGAACCCCTTAAGCGTTACCGGCAGAGATGGTGAAGCCCGTGACCGTGACCGTCTGACCAGAAGCGATGGAGGTGTTATCCACCGTCATGTCGCCGCCGCCGCCCGTCGCCGTGATGGTGCCCTGCATGTGGACGGTGGTGCCGTCCGAGGCATAGACGCGGAAGTGACCCGCCGTGCCCGTAGCATCAGCAGCCGTGTCTTCCCACGTACCGCTCTTGGCCTTGGAGCCACCGCTTGCTGCCGCCATCCAATCGGAGGGCAGGTTGAGTGTCGCCAGTACCGTGCCGCTGTCAGCAGTAGCGCAGTTGGCCGGAACCGTACCGCTCCTGATCTTCAGGACCGCTGAAGCGCCGATTGCCGTCTCGAACGCATCAAGCTGAGCGTTGCGAACCGTCACAGAATACTGAAGTGCCATAGTCTATCTCCTCGTTAGAAGTCCGCACGGACCCGGAATTTAAGAACATCATATACCGTATGCGTAGCGCCATCGATATTCACTTCGATCTCGCCCTCATACATACCGGGGTCCACATCAAGGATGCCACCGGAAAAGTCGAACTCCACCACACCGTTCACCGCGTCAACCTTGGCGCAGGAGATAATCTGCGGAGTAGCGGTCGTGCCGGTGGCGCGAAACTTGATGCTGACGGTAGTCGATGGGTTGGAGAGGTCGAACGGATCGCCTGTCGCCTCATCCGTCAGTGTCAACGTGATGAGCGGCTTCGTGTCACCCTGAACAACCTTGATCACTTCAGACATGCTGTCACCTATGCAAGAGGAACCATGCGCACGGTCAGGGGCGCACGGGTGGCACCAAGGTTGGCCTTGGCGCGGCGAAGAGCCGTCTTATACGTGTACTGCTTGGCATGGTAGGACGCCAGATTGTAGTCCGTCCACGACTTGTCAGGCAGCGTGTGAAGATGCTGAAGCACGCCATGCGTGATCAACTGCTCACACTCATCAAAGGCGATCTTGTCCATCCCCGTGGCATCAGGCGTCGGCCTCAATGCCAGAAACATCTTAACGGTATACACCCGCGTACTGTCAGGGACGGGAGCCACCACAAAATGATCGGGGTCGAACTGCCCGACGAAGCGCGGCGACGACCGCTTGTTGGCGTCGGCAGACGGCCAGTCGGGGTACATGCGATGCAGGTCTTCCTGAACTGCCGGGTCCAGCGTGTTGAGGAACTCGACGCCAGAGTTGAGCGCCGCGTGGATCACAGCGACCACCTCGCTGCCGGTGGGGATGTCGTAGTCGTATTCGTAGACACCGGAGGTGAGCGTGATCGGGTCCTGCTCGTACCGCCACACCAGTGTCTTCTCGCAGACTTCGATGGCGATATCGCGGACGAACTGTTCGATGGTCGGGCGCGGGCACCCCGGCACGTTAGCGGCGATCTTGTTTTCGAGCGAGACGAAGGTGCGGGTCGCCATCAGGGAAGCTCCCTCTTGTCCATACCGGCGCTGTCGAGATCGGTGAACAGGCGGGTCTTGTAGTTGGCTTCGAGGCTGGCAGCGAAGTTGTCGAAGAACATCTTCGCGCGACCCGAGGTGATGTGTTCGTTATCAACGCTCTCGGCCAAGAACACCGTGCCGTCGATCACAGTAGTGAAGTAGGCATCTGGCAGTAGTGCAACCGTGTCACCAGAGGCGTAATCAGGCGGGGCCTTGGCGTACTCGCCAATCAGCACATGCGCGGCAGGAGCCTTGGGGTAGATGAAGAACTTGTTGGGGTTGCGCGGGTGGCGCATCCAGTTGACCGTGGCACCAGCGGTGGCATCCACCCAGCCGGGGTAGGTCTGATCGATGGTCTGTCGGTTCGTCTCACGCACTGCGGAGCCGTTCTTGACCCGGAAGATTTCCATGAGGCGGATGGAGTCGGACGGGGCAGACTGCACCACCTCGCCCGCCGTGCATGAGATTTCTCCGACGTAAGCAAAGAGGTCGGGACGGACAAGCGCAATGCGCTTCAGGGTCTGGTTCGCAAACCCCAAGAGCGTAGCGTCCGAGAAACGCTGAAGGGACACGTCAGCATTCGTGTCCTGCAACAGCTTCCGTGCCTCTGTGATCACGTCGGAGAGGATCATACCTGCGTCTTCCGCGTCAGTTCGTCGTTGAGTTCAGCCATCTCATCGCTGATCGGCGGTTCGGGGATGTCGGTCGTGGTCAGGCTGACCTTGGGCTTGCGGCCCTTGGCGACCTTGGGTTCAAACCGTTCGGGGAACGCCTGCTCCTCCGTCACCTGTTCGATGTTCGGGTGATCCGCCAGAAACGAGTTATACTCGTACACCGTACCCTTGCTCTTGTGCCTGAGATACGTCTTCATATTACTTCTTGCCCTTCATCAGGCACTTGCCAGCGGCCTTGCACTTGGCGGGCGACGGGCACTTGGAGCAGGGAGTGAACTTCATCATCGGCTTCTTTGCCATTGTAGGCTCCTATCTGTACTTCGCTGTCTTCTTGGCAACCTTGTCTGGCTGACGCACAAACTGCTTGCCGCTCTTCATACCCTTACGCTTCGCTGCGGTCGTAGCCGCGTACTCTGCGGAGGATAATGCCTTAATGGCTGCTTCCGGTAAATATCTTTCTCCCGTCTTGGAGGACGGCTTACCGGACTTGGTGCGCCACTTCTGGGCGGTCCAGTCCTTGAGGGACTTCTGGGGGGCTTTCACGACGTGTAGCCCCCGCCTGCCGCCTTGTACTTCTTCGCCAGAAGCTGGGCCTTGCGGGCCGACCACTGACCGGCCTTGGTGCCCTGCACCGCCGCACCCTTGATCTCGTTGAACAGGCGCTTGCGGAGGCTGGGCTTGGTGTAGTTCCCGGCCTCGTTGACCTTGGACTTGCTCACCGCTTCTTGCTCCTACCGGCCTCGCTCAGCGCGATGGCAATGGCCTGCTTGCGGTTCTTGACCACGGGTGCCTTCTTCGGCCCCTTCGGATCAGCGCCGCTGTGAAGCGT